TTTTGGGAATCCACCAGGTGGCCGGCGATTCGCATCGTGCCCCAATTATCCGCGATCGGTTCCCCGAAGGCCGACGTCACCACTTTAAGATCGTTCAGTCGCGGGCCTTCGATCACGGGTCCCGGCGTCGGAAAGAGCATCCCGCCGATGAACGACCCGATGGTCCAGCCGATCGACGCCCCGACGGGTCCCCCGAACCACCCGCCGATCGCGGCGCCCACGGCGCCTATCACCAACCGCGCCATCAGTCCACGACCCCCCGGAAGCGGTGATAGCTCAGAAAAAAACGGCGCTCGTCGGGCGTCAGCGCGTGCTCGACGCATTTTCCCCGGCGCATATCGGCGTGGATGATCGTGCCGTCAGGAGTAAAAAAACCGAAGTGCCGCGGCGCGCCGCCGATCATAAAATCCCGGCTGTAAAAAAAATCCCCCGGCTTTACATCCTCAGCAGCGACTCGATCGAAATACTCCTCGAGCACCGGCTTGAGCCATTCGGGCATCGGAAAACGCCCGTAATTCGTCTGTAACGGCACGTTGAAGCCGAGCGCGCGCCCCACCTCCACGATCAGGCCGGCACAATCCACGCGCAGACCTTTGGCCCGTCCCTGATGGCAAAAGGGTGTGCCCACCCAACTGCGGGCCTCGGCGACTATGTCAGCGCGCGTTGCCATGGAAGATCCTTTTCCCGCATCATAAATTGCGCCACGGTCGTGAATTCTTTTTCCTCTTCGAAACGATAGCACTCCCGGCCGGCCAGGTAGTGGCCATTTTGCCAATGGAGTTCGACCGTCCCCAGCAATCCAAACTTTTCCCCCACCAGCGGCCGGACCTCCCAATCCCAGCGCTCTTTGTAGTAATGCGATCCCGCGTGCCCGCGCGGCTTCTGGCAGCGGCACAAACTGGAGAGCGGGAAATCGCGCGCCGCCACTTCCACGTATCGATCGCAACTCTCATCCGGTGGGGGCATCAGGATATAAGAGCGCCTTATCCATTCCCGGGAGCCAGGGCTCGCCGCGGAAGTTATAAATATTTTTGAAGTTCTTGCACGTCTCCAATCGCTTGTCGCACCCGGCCTCGATCTCGTAAGTGTCGCCCGGCTGGATGATCTCCTGCGTCTTGTCCCTGAGCTCGAACCGTGCCGGCTTCCAGGAAATCACGCCGTTCGCTGTCGCGCTTGGAATCGCCTCGAGCACGACGATCTCCGTGTGGTTGGTGCCGCCGTTGTACACGTCGGTGTTGACGGTATAAAAACCGTCGTTGCCAGTGGAGCCCTTCACTTCGAACACGTCCCCGGGGGAGAAAAACGCCGTGCCGTCGCCGATGAACTCAAAGCGCTTCGCGCCCTGGTTTACCGCCACGATCGCGCGATCGGTAAGCGCGTATTTCTTTACCTCGGTCTCCACCCCTTTGTTGTCGCCGCTAAGCCAGGTGAAAAGGCCGAAGGTGAATCGGTGGGTCGATTCCGACCGCGTATGATCTTCGAAATTGCGGTTGTCGATCGGTAGGGATACGACTCCAGTTTTGGTCGTCGCGTCGACCGTGGTCCACTGCGCGCTGCCGTCGACGGTCACGGCGCCGATCGCCGTGTTCCAGACCGGCTCGGTCAAGCCCGACGTGCCCGCGACTGTGCATTGAAAATGCCGGCCATTGTAGACAGCGGGTTTTACCAGGGACCCCAGCGCTGCGTCGTTGGGATTGACGACCGTGTACGCAGTCGATGCCTGCCAGAGCGGCGGATTGAGCCTCACCTTGCAGCCAAAGCGTTCATTGAGGAAATCCGTCACTTTATTGCCGAACTCCGCGCGGCAGGTCACCGAAATCAACGGTCCGAAGGTCACGTGCATTTTATTTGAGAGTCCCAAACCTTCGGCGAAAAAAACCAGATCCTCGGTGCGGATCTCGCCGATCTCGCCGGTGCGAAGGACGAGCGATCCCATGGCGGGGTCGGCGTAATTGACCTCGAAGATCTCGTAACTCGCGCCGGAGAAAAGCCCGCGCTCGAGGTCGACGTGTTTGATGCGATCGCTGTCGATAAACGCCTGCACGTCGATATTGTCGAGCGACAGGTTGAGCCGGCTGGCCACCGCCGACCGTTCGAAGCCGGCGGCCGGCTCGTAGGTGATATTCCCGATCACGATCTCGTCTTGATGGTCCGTAAACGCGAAAACCTTGTGCGCCCGGCCGTACGACGTCCCCGCCAGGAAGGCGCTGAACGCGCTCGTATCCTGATCGATGGAAAAGGTCATCGATGTCAAAAAAGTCACGACGTAAAAATTGTCATTGACCTGGGTCATGCCTTCGACGCCGGCGAGCTGGACGACGTCGCCCGTCACCAGCCCGTGCTCCCACAGCGTGGCGACGACCCCGGGATTGGCCTTTGTGATGTTGGTGATCCGCGGCTGAAAGCGGCGCAGCACCACGCGCACGCAGGTCGCGATCCTCGTGAACGGCCCGGCATAATGGTCTTTCAGCGCGCTAGGAATGGAACGCGTCATTGGAGCAGCACCTGGCGCACCCGCACGTCGACCGTGCCGACTTCCCATGCGTGAAAAGATCCGTTCCACTTGTCGATGGCGAACCTGACGGGGAAAAAATACTCGTATCCGGCTTTGACCGTCTGGCCGCCGGAGAGCCCCGGCGTGCGCGTGATGACCCCGCTTGTGCTGTTCATCACCCAGCCGGTTGTCTCCTCCACGTCGTTGACCGAAACGCGGAGCGTCCCCGCTTTGGGCTTCTTGATCGTGCGCGTATAGCTCGCGCTGCCGATCTGATATTTTTTGATCAACTGGAACGCGCTCTGGCCCGCGCTCGCCACCGCGATCACCTGGTCCAGGGGTGTGACGGCAACCTCCGGAGCGCCGCTCTTGTAATCGAGCCAAAATTTGAACAGAAATTGATGCCCCTGTCCGGCCACCGCGAGGAATAGTTGGTAAAGATCGTAAATTTTTCCAATCTTGCGCGCCCCGTAGCCGACGTCCCATTCGTAGATCGGGTTGGGGCGGTCGATGTTGCTGATCTCGAATCCGGCTTTCGTGGACACGATCGCAGTCAGAAATTCCGGGCCGCCTGGGGAATTGAAAGAGATATCGGTCGGGAAAATCACATCCTCGAAGAGCATCAATATCCTCGACTGAGCGCCCGCTGCGTGGCGGTGGCGAGCGTGGCGACGACGTGCCCCTGGGATCGCCGAAAGGAGCCGGGATCATTGGCCTGGATGATGACGCTCCCGGGACCGAAGACCACGCCGCGCCCGGCCATCCTTTGATCGTTCGGCACAACGCGCCCGGCCATGTCGGGAACGAATAATTCGGGGCCGGCTTCGCCGACGATTGCGGGCTGGCTCGCCATCAGGTGCCCGCCGTGCTGGAACCCCATGCCTTCCACCAGGTCATCGATTCCGCCCCCACCGCCGCTTAAATCGAAACTGTCGAAAAGTCCGCCGAGGCCTCCCGCCGATCCGCCGCCGGCCGCGGCTGCCTGAATGGCCGCGATCGCCGTGGCCTCCACAGCCTGGATGCCGGCGATCGCCGTGGCGCTCTCGGTTTGCAATCCGGTCATGCTGGTTGCGGAAATGGTTTCAATGGCGCTCGTGGCGGTGGCACCGGCCGTTTCGATCGTCGCCACGCCGGTGGTCGACAGCGCTTGGATCGCGGCGGGCGTGAGATCGGCGACTTTCCCCAGTCCGACCTGCGCCGCGGCCTGGCTTGCGTCGAGGGACACCCCCGGAATAGCGGGCGTGGCTTTTTGGGTCTTCCCCAGCAGTTGGTCGAGCAGCCCGCCGCCGGCGCCGCCGACTCCGAACAATTGGTCCTTGAGCGCCTTGGTAAGGATATCGCCGAACAGCTTATTGAGCGTTTTACGGATATTCTCGGCGAAGTCTTCAAGCGACGTGAATCCCTTGTCGAGAAACTCCCCCAGCGCGTCCGCGACATGATCGAACACGCGCTCGAATACATGCTGCATCAGCTCGCTCGTGTCTTCGGCGGATTGTTTCATTTTCTCGCCGGCGGATTGCCAGGCCAGCGCTGTGAGCTCCGCCGCCCGGGCGTTGACCTGCTCGACATCCTGATTGGCCGCAATCATCGTAGAGCGCCAGGCCTCGATGACGTTCAGCCGATCGGCCAGCTCGATCTTGATGGCCCCAACGCGCTTGTCCGCCTCCTTCATGACGTCGAGAGTCATCTGCCGCTCGAGTCCGAGCATCGTCTGCGCCGCCGTTTCAGCCGCTTTGATCTGATCGACGCGGACCTGGTCGAGCTCACTTCGACTTGGGGCCCGCGATTCGGCGAGATCGTCGATCAGCGGACGGGTGCGCTCGATTTCCACTTGCATATTGCGCAAATGGATCGCCGCACTGTCGATCTTTTCGTTCCACTCCCTCTGTTTTTCCGCCGCGGCCTCGATCCCAGGGGTGAGACTTTTAAGCCCGGAATCCTGGAGCTGGTACTGGAGCGCCAATTCGCGCCCCGCCTTGGCGCCTTGGGTCATGGTGACGAATTGCACCTCCAGGGCGCGCGATTGTTTCTCCAGCGCGTCGACGACGTTGGCCTGGGCGAGCGCCAGTTGACGCTCCTGTAAAACCGCAATCTCTTTCTTGATGGCGTCTGTGAGCCCGACCTCGGAGGCTCTGACGCGCAGTACGGCGGCGCTTTGCGCGATGGCGGCTTCCGTTCCGGAAACCAGGGCGATGGTCTGGATGCGCAACTGATCATTTTGCTCTCTCAAGCCCTTGGCAAATTGCACCTGCGCGCCGCTGATTTGCGCCGCGGTCAGCTCCCGGACGGCGCTCGCAGCGGTTTGGATTTGCTGGCTGGAAGCGCCCAGGTCGCTAAACTTCTTAATGAGATCCTCTGTGGCGTGGCGTCCCTCGATAAGAAATTTGGCAACCGCGTTGTCGCCGGCGCCGAGAATTTCGGTTTGGCGTTTGAACTGATCGGTAACGTCTTTCACCCGGTCCGCGCGGATCGCGGTGAGCCTTTCCTGGTAGACCTCCAGTTGCTCGTTGGTCTTTGAATTCAAGATGGACTGCCCGCTCAACAGATCGCCGATCGTCATTAAGCCGCGCTGGAAAATCCCGGCGCCAGCCCGATCGGAGAGCGTCTGCTGGAGCCGCTCCACCTCGGTTCGGAAAAACTCCAGATCGTTGCTGCGGACCGCTCGGTCGAAAGCCTCCTTCTCCGCTTTGGCATTGCGGATCGCGGATGCCATGGCCACGATGCCGATGGTCGCTGCGGCCATCGCCACGGTGAATGTAGAAACCCCTTGGGCAAGGCCGAGCATGACGTTACCCGCCAGATTCCCGACCGGTCCTATGGCCCCGAGCTCGCTGGCCAGTAGCCCGATCGCGGCGGCAGCGGGTCTGGCCGAACCGCCGAGTTTCTTGTTTGCATTCCCGGCTCCATCAACGGATTGCTTCGTGCGATTGGCTGCACCCTCCACCTGCTCCAGGCTGGAGACAGCCTCCTCCGCGCCACTGTCCATGTCCGCGACATCCATTCCCAGTCTGACAATAGCGTCGCCAATCAGAGCCATCTCACTTCACCTTCCTAAAAACGCCAGGCATCATCTGCGTTAGAGCCAGAAACTTTGCGGCCACACCCGATCGGTCCTCTCCCTCTTGGATTTGCTGGATCTGGGGGAGCCAATCCGCCGTGTCGGTCCGCTTGCGGTAGACATGATGGGCGAGCAGCCGCGTTTGGATTGCAACCGTCTTGTTGGAGTACTCCGAGCCCCACGGTTCCAGTCTGAAATAAGTTTCCCACTCGGTCAGCATGCGAGCGGGAAGCTGGCGCAGGAACTCGTCAACGTCGGGAAAGCCCAACTGGAGAGCTAGGCGGAAATAGAACCGCCGCCGCGCTCCGGCTGGGCCTGCAAGTTTTTTTCGAGACGCGCTCGTTCTTCCTTGGTCATCCCGGAGAGCCGCAGCGCCACCGTGAATATCCGATCCAACGCCGCCGCGCTCCTCTGCCCGAGGGTCTCGGCATCATCGTCCGAAAAAAGCCTGAGCCCGCTGTCGTCGACGATCGCTTTGGCGGCCACCTTGCCCCGCACGTTTTCGAAACGGTTGACCGGAATCTGCTCCTCGCTGTCGACCGTCTTGCGGGTGATCCACGACTCCACCTCGTCGCGCTCCGCCCCGGTGAGCTCGCGCACGTTGACAGCCCCGTCCCACTCCGGAATTTCCACGCGCTCAGTGCGAAGGATTTTTTTGCCGATGATTTCGTCGCGCGTCAGCATCGCGCTTTTGCCATTGATGGTCATGACTAAACCTCCAGCCGATTGTTTAGGTCCCTATGGGATTGTCACGGCGCCAGTAGGTTTCAAGGTGATGTCGGCCTCCAGGAGTCCGGCCACCGGGCCCAAGATACTCACGCCGACGACGTAGGCGGCGAAAGCATAGGTCGGGGGCCCCGAGAATTGCGGGATCGCAAGCTTCCAGTTTCTCAGGGTCTTGTTCTGCGCTATGCTCTGATAGCCCGTGGCCCCATTGTGGGTTGCCGCGTTGGGCAAGAAATTCACCTTGAACGTTACTTCGGGATGCCGGAGAATCGTCGGAATGATTTCTTCCCAGTCGTTAGGGCTATCGTGGTTGGTTGCGTCGAGCTGGTCGACGCTCAACAGGGGGAAAGTGAGATCCTTAACCTCAGCGATCGTGGTGAACTGTTCGGGTCCCCCGCCATCGCCCATTTGCAGCCGCAATCCTTTCGCCCATTTGCCAAGTGACATGGTTTTACTCCTCCCTGATTGTTAATGGTTCGCCGCGCGCATCCAGGATGCCGGTCTCCCGCTCCTTGGGGGTTTGCAGGACATGATCGTCTGCTAGGTGATCGATGAGCGTAGATAGTTCAGTGGAACTGTAGCCGCAGCCGGTCGGACAGTGGTAGTTG